ATCCTCCGCCGTGCGACCGAGACCGTCGTCGTAGACGATGACGTTTTCCCACTGCGAGCCTTGGCTCTTGTGGCAGGTGATGGCGTAGCCCCAGACGGTCTCGATCAGGCCCCGCATCGCCTTCCAGTCCCGGCGGGAACGCTCGGGATCGAGGTGGACGTGATCATCGTAGTGGCCCTTGTAGAATCGATGCCGGCCAGCGATCGCCACGCCGTCCTCGGTCGTCAGCGTGGCATTGAACTCGAGCGGTCCCTCGTGGCGGATATCGGCCAGCGATACGAACATGCCGTTCACCAGGCCAAGGTCGTTGCGGTTCTTGAGGCAGATGATCTTCTCACCGCCTCCCACCGGGTGCGCGCCGGCAAAGCCCGCGGCATGTTTCATGGCGGCGTTGAGGTGAAGACGCGTTGCGTTACGGCCGCAGATCACCTGGCCGCCACGCAGCAACTGCTCGGGCGCGAGGTCCGTGCGCCGCATCTTCCAGACGTAACCGTCGTGCTCACCGTAAGGAATGGGCGCGCCCTGCCGTGCCATTGTGGCGAGCCGGATGATGGCGCTCTCCCCGGCCTGCCGGTGGATCTCGGTCAGCATCACGTCGGGTGCCACATCGGTGAAGGCGCCGGTGCCCTTGATTGGCGGCAGCTGACCCGGATCGCCCAGCACCAGGATTGGTTTGCCGAAGGCCAGAAGGTCAGCCGCCATCTCGGGTCCGACCATCGAGACCTCATCGAGCACGATGAGGTCGGCCTCGCGCACTAGCGATTGCTCGTTCAGTACAAAGCGCGGTTGGTGAATATCGCAAAGGCGAAGCTCGAGGCGCTTGAGCCGCTCCATCGCGAACAACTGCTCCGCCGGCGGCAGGCTCCCGAGGCTGGCGCGCAAGTCGGCGGCCTCCTGCTCGACCCGTGCGATCTCCTCCGGCGTTGCTTCCGAGACCCGATAGATCAAACTGTGAATGGTCGATGCCGGTGTGCCTTTTCGCGTCATCACCAGCGCGGCCTTGCCGGTGAAGGCTGCGAACAGCACGCCGCCGGTGGCACCGCCGTCTCGGCTCTTCGGCGCAAGTCCCAGCGCCTCGATGGCGTGCGCCGTGATCGTGGATTTTCCGGAACCGGCATAGCCAAACAGCCGGAACACTGGTTGCTTGCGATGCGGATTCCGGTACCAGTCCACGATCGCGCGAATGGCGGCTGCCTGCTGCGGCGAAGGCGTGAAAGTCATGCCCCGCCCTCCCAGCAACGCTTTGCGTACGCGCACCAGCGGCAGAGATAGAACTCCGGACTAGCGGCGATGCGGGGCGGCAACTCACCTGATTCCGCTGCGCGGAGGATGTCGACGGCTTTATCGGAGAGTGCCTGAGCGGCGCGTGCATCGCAGCCGACGACCTCGTGATGGAGCGCCTGGCTGTCCTTGTTGAGCGCCGTGAATAGCGCCGTGCCCAGATCCATGTAGGCCATGTAGATCTGCAGCTGGGCGTAGTAGATCGGGTGGGAAAGCTCCACACCGCGCTTGACGAGGTCAGTCCAGGACTTCGCGTTCAGCGTCTTATGTTCGAACAGAGCGGGCCAAACGATCCCAACGTCGGGGCCGGACACGATCACACCATCGATATGTCCGCGAATGCGCCCATCCGCGATCGAGAAGCCAAATTGCCTTCCATCCCGCCCTTTATCGCGGAGGTCGAAACCGGCGGCGCGCAGCCAGCGAATGGACAGCGTCTCGAACTGATGTCCGGCGTCGAAGATGCGGAGCGTCTGACCGTTGAAGCCTTTCCCGGCATCGACCGGTGTATTGGTGAATTCGTAGATGAGCTTGCGTGCGCAGGGCTCGCCGATGCGGCTGCCGCCGAGATAGTTGCGCGGACGTTGCTGGCGGTTCTGCGCTACCAGCGCGCTGTCGATCAGCGCATTGATGCGCTGGCTGGTCGCCCCGCCCCTAGCCTGGCCGCCATACACAAAACCCGATCCAGAATTGAGGTCGATCATTGGCGCCACCTCAATATGGAATGTCGTCGTTGAGCGCCTGGCGCTGCATCGAATCCTGAAAGCCATCGACGCAGGCCTCGATGATGCGGTCGATGTCGTCGGCTGTGCGGTCGTGGAAGGACGCCATCAGACCGAGCTCAGTCAGCGTCTCGGCGAGGAACCGCCGTGCGTCCTTGATCGCGCGGGCTTCCATATCGGTCTTGTCGATCATGCCGTTCTTCCTTTTGGCGATGGCAGCGCCAGCGAGCTGACAGCGGCGCGAACAGAAGGCGAAGGTCGGATACCGGTCCGGTTGCAGTTGTGCGTGTAGTAGAAGCCGCGGTCGGCCCGGCCGCAGACAGCGCAGACTCTCACCCCAGGAGCAGCATCGAGAGCTTCTGCGACCCGGGCTCGTCGGGGCGTTGCGCAATCCGCTGCGAAGCCAGCACGATGAAGCGGCTGATGGCGTTCTGGGCCATGGCCTCGAGTTCGGGCATGGTCAAACAGCGGATTGGCTGATGAAGCCTTCCTCTTCCTTCGAGCCATTCGCCGATCGCCTTCGCCGCTTCATGCGTGACATGCGTCTGCCACTCGTCGTCGGTCATGGCTCAGCCGTTGAGCCAAGCGGGACCAGGCGGCTTGCCTGCAGGTGCGGACGTGCCGGTTGGCGGCTGCGACCAGGCGGTTGCGCCGGCAACCGGCGGGGTTCGCGGTTGCGGCTGTTGTCCCGCTTGCGGCGTCGTCTGCGACCAGGCCGGTTGGGCAGAAGCGGTCTTGGCGGCGGCCCCGCGCGAGCGGCTGGGGCTCGCCGGCACATCCTTGCCGTCCATGACGAGCTTCCATTCCTTCTCGGTCGGCAGCACCACCCGATCGAGGCGGTTCTGGTCGCCGTAGCGGGCATCCTCGCTCGCCTCGATCTTGATCTTGGCGATGAAGGCGATGTGGTTGAGATCGGCAAGGCCGCGCAGGATGCGCTTCTGCTTCGCCGCCTCGCTCGTGTCCTGCGGGTCGAGCCCGAGCGCGCTGTCGATCATGGCACGGAATGTGCTTTTGGATATCTTCCAGGCAATCGAGACGCCGTTCTCGTCGACCTTGCCGCCCTGCACGGTGAACAACTGCCAGAACTTGCGCCGGGCGAACGGGCCCTCTGCCACGGTGAACTCGCAGTCGAGCATCCGCACATCGCTAGTGGGATCTTTTGGGGCTTTGAGCAGGCATTGGTCGATCTCGGCCTGGCCATCGATTCCGCCGGGGCGGATGATCATGGTCACCTTGGCAAAGCTGCCGTCCGCAATGAGCTCGCCGGTCTTCTGCGGCTCGGCATCGTTCATGTCGTAGCTCATGGTCTTCATCCTTTCGTGGTTGCGTTGATTTTTGCGAGGAGCGCGCCGAGATCCGGCGGCTCGGTGATGTCGAGGCGTCCGCTGCGATCCTTGGCGGGAAGGCCGAATGGATTACCGGCGCGGCAGACGAGGCGACGGGCATCGCCACGTTCGGGCTCATGCCGCCAGCCGTCACCTTCGGCGGCGAAGCAACTCATCGAGATGACCTGGTCGACGATGCCGGGGAGCTCTCGGGCAGCCTTGCCGCCTTCCATTTGCGGCTGCCAGGTGACGCGGTTGAACTCGTCCGTCACGCGTTCGAGGATGCCGACGAAAATCACCGTCCTGGCCGGCGCGTGCTGCAGGTGCTTGAGCAACCCGATGACCTCGCGCGCAAGCAAGCCATAGGCGCCGCGGGTGTCGGGCTTGCCGGTCTTGTCGGAGAAGGCTTCCGGCCGCGTCTTCGCCCATGCCATGGCTTGGCGGGTGAGATCGGTGATGCTATCGACGAAGATGTTGCGCTTGCCGGCGATCATGCGGACAAGATCGGGATAGCTCGCGCTGAGGTGCCGGTAATGCCCTTCCGAGAAGAAGCCCGTCGGATCGGCCGCCGGATTGATGCCGCCGACCAGGCATCCAATGTTGAGCGCGTCGGTGAAGGCGCGCACCGGAACGCTGTCGCCCGGCCAATCCTGAACCGACTTCATCCCGGCTTCGAGATCGATACAGAGCGTTTCTACTGGCGGCAGCGTCT